CAATTATTTTTGTTGACTCACTATTATTTTCTTTTTCAAGTTCTTTATTAACAATCAAATTTAAAATTGATGGATGGTCTACCACAATTTTGAAAGATAATCCTCCTGATCTTTCACTATTTTTATATATGTAAATAGGTTCGGGTCTTCCTAAAAAATCAACGGTTGTCCATCTAGCGGATGAGGAATCATCATACTTTAATTCATATGGTGGAAACCACATAATTCTACCACCATTAGGTCCCACCTCACAAGCAGGTAAATCGTCAACCCTATATCCAGACTTATTGGATGTTTTCCACGCCAAATTCTCAATAGAGAACATATATTTTTTTACTTTACCCTCATTAGTAATATTACTTGACCCTAAATTATCTTTACTACCCATAGGAGCAATATTAAGATTGTAGGTTTTATCTAATACGGAATAAGAAAAATTTCTTATGTTTCCGTCTTTTTTTTGTAATTCATTGTATGTTAAGTATGGTCTATCTTTTGTGAATAATCGACAATACTCATACCCCATAATCGCTTGTGACGGATCAACAGATGTCGGTGTTGTGTATCTAATAACTTTAGATCCCTTCGTCATTTCCATTAAACCATCTTTAAACACTTTAGATACTTGATTAATAGCATTACCAACGTGTTCACTTCTTCTTGTGGAGTTATTGGCTGCCTGTACTAATTTTTGGGTTGCGTCTAAAATTGATCCTTCGGTTAAATCAAAATTTGTAGATTTTGATTTATTATATTCAGGCCCAAAACTTGATTGTTCAAATACGGTATCAGTTCCCCCATTTATTTGTTTATTTCCAGGACCTACAAATTTACCAGGACTATATAAATTATCCTTAGCGACCCAAGTAAATCCACCTTGTATACCAACACTATCGTAAAACGGTTTAGAGGATATACCAAAAAGTTGTTCTGATAATTTTGCTCCCTCATATTCTTTTGCTATTTCACTATAACCAAAAACAGGACCTATATTTGCCTTTCCGAATATTCCCTTTGGTAGGTCAGTTTTAGGGCTAACCGCGTCTCTTATAAAGTTTTTAGTACTACCAACGTAGTAATTACCTTTAGGTGCTAATAGGTTTGGACTTTGTAGTGAACTTAAAAGATAGTCAGGTCTATAGTTGTTATAAAATAATTGATCAAATAATAACCCTCTAACTGCCGGTGAGGTGTTAGCGATAAATAATTCAGATGCAGAATCAATAAATGGTGATGTTATACTATTAACCAAATTATTAACAAGACCTAATACCGAACCAACCGGATTATCGACTGATTGACTTAAAAAATTCCTGTTTGGGTAATCAAAATATTGATTAGGTATGATAGAATATGGCGAATAAAGTCCAGACAATCTACCAACAAATCCAACCGATTCAATGGCATTATTTGATGCTGATGTAATTTTATAATCTCTTTGTATTATTGGTAATTTATTTGATAAAACACCTAAGACATCAAATGGATTTAATTTTGGGTTTACAGAAATACCACCACTATCCGGTGCAATCGTAGAATTAGTTAATGTTGACTTACCTAATGTTTGTTGTAATAACTCAAAAGCAACTCTCGCTTTAAATTCTTTTTGTAATCGTTTCGCACCTATTTGTGCTAACGATGAGTCTTGACTTAACTTACCATCACTACCACTAATATTTTCAACCTTATCCGTTGTTAATATGGAAATCGGCAAATAGTCAGAAGGAATGAAAGCGAACGTTGTGTCACTTAACAAGTAAGGACTATTAATTGTTTCGGTGGTTAGGTCGTCTATTGTTAAATCTTCATACCCACCCTCACCATTATTGTATTTATTTTTTGCATAAACCAAACTTTGTGATTCTTGTGTTGATCTACCAGGTATTGATGTTTCATATATAAACTCACCCTTACTTGGTTTTTGTTGTATATTATCATTTGGTGTTACCTCTGTTGGGTTATTTGGTTGATAAACATTATTTAGTAAAATAACTAAATTTTGTTCTCCTAATATTTGTAATTCACTATTAAATCCTGAACTTTCGTTTGGAATATACTCTCCGTAATTTGAACCTAATGAGTACTCATCGTTGATCGGTACAACACCACCATAAGATTTACTACCTCTAATTGCCGGTCCGTACTTGTTTTTAGTGTATAATATAATCTCTTGTTTTTGACCGTCAGTCTCTAATAAACTGCCTTGAGCGTCTTTTTGGTTTCTATATTCTCCTGTATTTGTTCCTAAAGTTTTTAGTTCAAATTCAACCGAATCACCGTATTGTCCCCCTTGTTTTTCAGGTCCGTATTTGTTTAATACTCTTAAAAACCTCTCTAACTCATTTCCTTTAGTTTCTAAATTACTCCGAATACTATCAGTATAACCGTAGTTTCCTTCATTGGCCTTTGTTTGGAAATTTAAATTGGGTGTTATTGTTGTTTTACTTTGTTGACCTTCCGGACCATATTGGTTTTGAACCATTAATTCTATTTCTTTATTTTTTCCAAAATTTTCAAGTGTGGAAAAAAATGTTTTAGAATATTCATAAACACCATTATTGGTTTGTGTTCCTTTATTAACATTAATACTAACCATATTACCAAATCCATCGGTTTCTGGTGTGTATTTATTTTGACCTATTAATGTGTTCTCAATTAGTTTAGCGGTGTTATCTAACGGTGTAGTATCAATAACTGAATAATCAACTAATGAGAATTCTTTGTTTGTTGTTTTTTCTGCAGGACTATAAAACCCATCAACTTTATAAGGTTTAAGGTTTTTTAATAATAGTTTTTTTCTAAAATTTTCTGTCGAATCAAATGATAACGGACTTTCCATTTAGTATTTTATATATAAATAGGTATTGTATAGATTTTTTATAATCACTTACCCTTTTCAGCCATAATTTTAGGCATATTCTTTATTGTATTTACGACCTTAGTTTTTAGTTCTTCAGTAAATGTTCTATCTTTCATTAACGCATCTGAAAGAGTTCCACTAGTATTAACGTTAATGTTCACATTGATGTCTCCAGACGCTTCAACTTTTTGGGTTTCTACTATTTCTTGTTTTATGTTTTTTTGTTGGATTGCAGTTTCAATAGGGTTACCCATTTCCATTTTTGGTGGATTAAACGTTGTTGGTAGGTTCGATGTAAAATCTTGGACCCCTAAGAATATATTTTTTAAAAAATCTAATTTTTTTAATAGGTTTGGAGCAAAAACAGCCTCATCTTCAGGAATAAAATTAAACATTTCTCCTTTACCTAAACTTAAAACTTTGTTTCCTGTTGAGAATGCAGCGTCTGTTTTTTCGTATGTCTTGTTAATATTCTTTATTGGGTCTTTTTGTTTTAATTTTTGTTCGTTTTTTATATTTATCATTTCCTCTTCAGTAAATAATCTAGTTTGAGATCCCTTATTGGCATCATCATAAATTTCGTTAATTCCGGTCATACCCAATTGGGCTCCTTGTTGCGCATTTCCTTTGAGGTTGGTGGACATCTTATCAATACCTTTTTCAAAATTACTAATAATATCACTTCTTTGTTCTTTACTTAAACTTAATATTAAAGTGTCCCTAATAATTCTTGCATCTTTATTTAAAGTTTCTTGTAATGTAAGTCCTTTTTCAGCTATTTGCCTATCAGACATATCCGCAGTTTTTTGATAACTTTCTAACGCCTGTTGTAATAATTCTGGAGATTTTACCATTGCCGATTCTAAATCGTCAGTTTTAAATCCAGGTATGTCTAAAATCATTTTTCCACCTTTAAATTCAGTTAAAGACGCTAATAAATCTTTTGATTCTTTTTTCATACCTTCACCAAAACCAGTCTCAGATACGGCATTCATTACCTCCTGAGCCTTTTTCGCTTCTCTACCTATTTTAGTGTACTGCTCCAATGTTTTACCAAATACATCAGCCTGTTCTTTTAATTTCATTTTTGATAATGGATCAATGTCTATTTCGCCAGTTTCTTTATTTATTTTAAATGCGTTAGCCGATAGTTTAATCATTTCATCTTGCAATGCCTCAACGTCATTCATACCCATATTCATTAATTTAAACGGGTTACCTAAATTACCTATCGCTCCACCTAACATTTGTAATTTAGATGCCGCTTCAATGGCTTTTTCTGGATCCCAAAAATCTTGAGCCTTACTTAATGCGCCAATGTCGTCAACCGATGTTCTTAAAAGTTGTGCTTGTGTTGACATTTTAACTAAACCCTCAACACCATTTTTAAATCCATATGAATCTATTTTTGATAAACTACCTTGTACCTCAGTTAAAAGGGCCTTACTGCTAAGACCTGATAGTCTTGCAGTCCTTGAGATGTCTTGCATTCTCTCAACACTTTTTATTTGAGATCCCTCAAGTCTTATAAACTCAGAAGTCATTTTACCTAACTCTTTTGATGTAAGTCCAGTCGTTTTTTCCATAGCAACAAGACTACTTGCAAATGTTTCACCATTTTTGGTCATATCACTAGTCATAAAAACAACCTTATTCATACCCTCAGAAAATCCACCAACGGCCTCCGTAATGTCTTCAAAGGTTCCTCCAAGTTCTAATGTTTGTTTGTATGATTTAAATAATTGCTCCCTAAAGTTACTAGCCTCAAAAACCATTCCACTAGACATAGTTCTTTGTAATTCCTTGGCCTTGTTTTCCATTTCAGTGATCCCTCTTATTGTTGTTTCAGGATCAATTAACTTGTTAAGGGAGTTTTTTAGTGTTACTAAACTATCGGCGATATTCAAACCTTTAGTAGACCATTCCTCTTCGGGACCAGTAGCTGTAAATAACCACATCATAATTCTTTATTTGATAAATAGTTATTCATTCTTTTTTTCGTATTCTTTCGTTAGTTTATTCATAAAGAACTTCCTTTCATAGACAGGCATAACCATTAGGTCGGAGTATGAAAATCCACCAAATTTTACAAGATAGTAAAATTCATCTAAAATATATTGTTTAACTTCAGAAGAAAGGCCGAAAAAACTCCACCCCAAAGGCAACATTCACTGTTACTTCTTCTCCAGACGGGGCGATTACTTTCCTTTGTAAATCCATTTTAGGTTCACATTCGTTTATGAATTTTCTAAGATCTTTAGAATCCGAAATCGGCATATTAGTGATAAACGTACCTATCATACCTTTATCAGAGTTTCCGTCTATTTCCATAATTTGTGTCTCTAAACGTTTTGTTACAACAGGAGAGACCATTCCTTTAGGATAACTTTCAAGTAGAGACTCAATTTTCTTATCGTCTCCAATATTTAATAATTTAAATTTAACGATTTTTTTTGATTTTGGTAACTCGTAAGTAAATAACCCGTTATCGTCCGGTTGTTGTGTAAGTGGTAAGTATGATACCTCGTCTAATAATATGGTTATATCAAAATATTTGTTTGTTGCCGGATCATTAACACTAAAACCATATTCAGGCCCAAAAGCCGTATTCCTTAAAAACATTAGAATCGCTTGAACATCAACCATTAGTAGTTGGTCAATATTAAATCCCGGTTCATAAATTTTGTTTCTTAGTAACGCATTTACAATACCGTCTTTGGTTGCATTTGGTGACATTAATAAGTTTTCGTCGTTTGCAGTTAAATAACCAACTTTAAGTGATTCTTTTTTTGGTGTGTAGAATATTCCTTTTGAGGGTAGTTTAACAACGTCGTGTGGCAAATTTAAATTTTGTTGCCCATATTCCATTGATTGATCCATAGTTTTTTATTTTAAATATAATTTAGATCCACTTTATGTAAATAAAAAACCCACCTATTAAAGATGGGTTTAAAAAAATATATGAAAAGGTATTTTAGTAAACTAAAATACAACGGTCTGGTTGTAAACCAATTTCAACAGTTGCAAGATCTTCAGTTGTGTAACCAACAGAACCAAAGTTTGCTTTAGTGATTAAACATCCTTGTAATATCCATTTTTCAACCGCAACTCCCGTTGGGTCTAACATTTCTAAATCAACGTCTTTTTTATACCCTGCAGCATAACCCATACGTCCTGTTACCGATTCTGCATGTAAACGAACCCATTCCATAACCGCCTGAGCAGCTGAAGGTCCGATTGGGTCACGTAACTTAACGGTTATCTCATTCCACTTAAATGAACTTGAGACATACGTTTCAGTGTTTAAAAATTTAATCTCTTTTTTTGCGATATCTATTTGTGGTCTTGACGCACTTTCAACATACCAAGAGTTGATACCCAAACTAGATGGGAAAGTAATTATAAACCTATTGGTTCTTTTAGGTTCATACTGAAAAGGCATTTTCATTAGTAAATCAGCCATGTTCTATTTTTTAATTTGTTTTATTTATTATATAAATATTGTCTTGTTTATTTTTTTCTATTTACTTTCGTATACAAATAAAATATTCTTATAATATATCCAGTTATTATAGTTCTTTTTTAATATTTCCTTTAGTTAAATATGTTTTTACTGGACTTTTTTCATATTCACTATCTAAAAATTCTTTCATCTTATCTATATTTCTTGGGTCATCATCTGAAAATCCGATTGTTGGTATAATTTCTTGGTTATTCACATCATTCTTAAAGAAAGCATTTTTACCAATAACTTGGGCCATTTCTTTACAATAACTAATAAAACTTCTCATTGCTTTTATCTTACCTTCTTCAGGGTTGGAAGCATTACCTTCTCCAAAAGAAACAGGTTCAAATCGACACCTATCTAAATATTCATTGATGAGGTCTTTATCTGTGAAGTTTAATTCAAATGATTCATCTAATTGTTCTTCCTCACTAAAGTGACTATATCTTTTTAAGTTTTCAACCAACGTGTTTTTATTTAACCCATTGTGATTTGATATAATGTAATTATATGTCGCCTCTTTTAAGGTTTCAGGGTTATGTCCCCTTGCAGTTATAATAGCAAATATAGATCCACCATTAACACACTCAATAAAATCGTTCCAAGAAGGACCAGGAGACGCTACCATTGCATCTATAATAAATCTTTTATCACCTTTGGTTCCAAAATTTCTATATGGGTCAGGAGCATATCCAACAATTGTGGTTCCTTTATAATTAAAAGGTTCGACACCAATTTGATGTCTATGTTCAGCAAAATCTTCTGTGGACATTCCAACCTCTTGTTCATTTTCGGTCATCACGATTATTTGTGTTGGCATAAAAACAATATTGTCGTCCCAATCAAACGCATAATATTTTGTATCCGGATTCCCTTGTTCATCAAACCCCTCAAATAAATTACGTTTTTTTACAAAATTATATACGTGTCTTTTAATGTCCATTATTTTGTAGTTTTTCTAAAATTTTCTCTAATTGACTTTCAGTTATAACAATGTTTTGTTTTTTGTTAGAATATGTTTTATACCCTTTAAGGTCGTTACCAACCGATTCCCTAATAATTTTTTTTTCTATTTTCATTGTCTTTATTTTATAAATATATAAATGGGGAATATTTCTACTCCCCATTAATTTTATTTTTTATTTATACATCATCGAAAGATGCTCCAGTAGGTGTAATAACAAACTCGATATCGATATACTCTAACGCTCTTGTAGGTTTTAAGAAAATCTTACCTGTTAAAGTGTTTGAATCTAAATCTTCAGGAGTGTTTGATACCGTCACACGGAAATCAATTAAACCACGATCTCTTCTTATTGAATCTAAGATTGGGTTAACTGAATCTAAGAATTGTTGTCTTACTTTATCGTCGTTTTGTTCAAACAATAACCTAACCGCTACCGCTGAAATCAACTTACGAGCTTGTAGTAATAAACGTCTTACGTTGATTCTGTCAAGTGCTGACTCTCTAACTTGTAATGTTTTATTACCCCAAATTACAGTACCAACATCAGAGAAAGTCGCAATTGGATTAATTCTACCTTTATAAAGTGTGTCTCTATCTTCTTGTGTTAATTTTTTACGTGCTCTAATAGCATTTACAAGACCTCTTGTGTAACCCGCAGATGCGAACCAAGGAAATGCGATATTATCAGTTAACGCCAAGTTTTTAGTTACCTCTGCAGTTGCTGGAATATAAATTTGTGTATTGTTTACACTATCTCTTGTTAATACCCAAGGGTAGTAAGTGGCGGTATAGTTAGAATCAATACCTGTATTCTCTAAATTATCCACAACCTCTTGGGGGTAAATAAGCCCCTCCTCAATATCAGTGTAAGATGGTAAGAATAGGTTAAAGTCTGGTGTCGTACAAATATATATTGAATCTGCTCTATCTGATTCGATCATATCAATAGCATCCTCAACTAAGTTAGAGTTATTTACATAATCAATACCCGGTGTTGTAAATATATTGATGTTAACCGATTCAGGATTTGCGAATGTTGATTGTCCCCATTTGTATGCGTAATAGTCAGTATTTGCCCAAGTCTCTTGGTTTGGTCCTGAAATTTGTTTAAACGCTCCCCATCCTGATGCTGTCGGGTAAGATACTGATGATGCTGCTCCGAATTTAAATCCTGATTGACCTAATGCGAACGTATCTCCATTAGTTCTACTTTCACGATAAATGTCCCAACCGTCAAAACCACCATATGCTAATACTGTAAATTTACGAGTATTTAATCTGTAGTATGGGTTATCGATATCGGTAGGTTCAGAACTAAATGATCCTGTACCAACCTCAAATGCTGCCGTTGTAGCGGATGTTAATACGTTAAGTTTGGTTACGACCGTTGCCCCACTATCCATATGGAAACCTTTTGTTGTGTAAGCCCAAGGAGTACCAACAGTATCAGTAGCTAAGTTAGCTGGTATTTGTTTTCCTTTATATTCGTAAAAATCGTAATCAATACCGGTAATATTTGATATCCCTAAATACGCCTTTCTTGGGTTTTCACCATTTGATATTACTGGATTATCTCCACCTGACGAAGATCCGAACGGTGGGTTATAAATAACTTCACCCGCTTGTAAATATTTTGTTTTATATACTACAAATGGTGGTGTTGATTGTGCGTACTCTCTTGAGATGTAACCTTCAAACCCACAAGGTAATGCGTCTGATGGTGCTTCTGAACTCATATCTAACATTACATATTTAGATTTAACTTCATATTCACCGTTAGATGTACCTATTTTGTTAGCCACATAGTTAGTTTGATTTGGATCCATAGAACAATTAGTGAAACTTTCAACAACCCTTACATTTTGATCGTTATCATAGAAATCTCTAATGAATACATCAAAAGTACCGTTAGCAAATGAAATATTTCCAATGGACATTTTAACAAGTCTATTTGCTGCGTTACCATCGGAGATTAATTTAAATTTGAATAATTTAAAAACTTTATTACCTCTTAATTCTGAAACCATATATGGTGTTTCAGGTGTTTGATATTGTTCTAAGTAAAATGCGATTGAATCACGGTAATCTTGAATATTTGAATCGTCTGTAACACCAGGAAGGTCAATCAACGTTCCGTAAATACCTCTGATTTTTCCACCATTATAACCTGTAGTTAATAGACTAGAGTATGTCTCCTCAACAAATAAAGGAACTTCATTTCTGTCTTTACCAAAGTTAGATCTTCCAAATACTTTAGAAATATATTGAGAGTCTGTAGATGCTAATGACGTTTCAAAACTAAATGTATCTCCATCAGTTGTAATACCTGAAATAACAAATGTTTCAAACGGATTAGTAGATACTCCAGAATACGTTCCTGTTGTAATAATATTAACCCCTGTTGTTGCACTAACTTGAAAATTAGGTCCGTGTTGAGAACTTGAGTACGATGTAATACCTCTTGATCTTAATGTTGATACGACCATATTATCATATTCAGAATAAGTTGCTCCTGAATAATTTGTAAGATAAACCGCCATAGATCCAGAATAAACACCACCACCTATACTTGAAATTGTTTTTAGTACTGAACCAAAACCATAACCGTTATAGTAACTGTTAAGTCCTGATTTCTTGTAATCAAACAATGAATAATACCAAGGATCATTTTCGTATGAAGATAGCGTATTGTTTGCAAATATTACATTATCAACTCCAAATGTTTCTGTGTATGCGGTTGCACCACCAGCAGTAATTGAGGCTCCTGTAACCGCACTGTAAGTAGGTGTATTTACAGACCCCCAAAAATATGCGGTTCTACCTGTTAATGCGGATGCCGTAGAATAACGATTAACCTCTGACGAAATATAAGATTGAAAATCAGACTTTAATGTAGATGTACCACCATTTGCCGTTGTATACGTACTGTAAAAATCCGCAGATAATGACGCTGACGGTGAAGTGATTGTAATGTTAGCACTTGATCCTGTTGTTCCCGTAAAGAATACAAATGAAACTGACGATGGTGTAGTACCAGTAATTGCAAGTGTACTTGAATTTAAATTACCCATAGTCACAACAGACCAAGACGGTCCAGCATCATAACCTGATAACCCAAGTATTCTTGTAACGAATAATTGATTTGATTGTTGTAAGTATGATTTAGCAATATATGCAGTTTCATATTTAGGGATTTGTGTGTTTACAAATTTTTCAGGACTTGTTCCTCCAAAATATACTTGGAACTCATCAAAATTTGTAATGAAAATAGGTTCAAAAGCGGGACCTTGTAGGGTCTCACCAGCTAAACCTAAAGTAGTTACACCAACACTTTGTGCAACAAAAGTTAAGTCCCTTTCTGAGGTGTATACCCCCGGAGAAACGAATACTTTAGTAGTAGATGCCATTTTTTCTATTTAATTAAAGATTTATTTTTTTATATAAATACATTTAAAAACAGCAAAAAACTGACCAAAAAAATAATAAATATAGGTAAGTATGAAAAAATTCTACCTTTTTTCTACCTATAAAAATATTTATTAATATGAAAAAAATTAAAAATATAAAGATTTCAGAAGAATCTCATAATATATTAAAAACATACTGTGAGGAAAATGGTTTAAAACTTTATAAGTTTTTGGAAAATCTTATAAAAAAGACGTGTGTTAAAGAAAAAGATATCTACGGTGAATAATTAAACCAAAACCGCCTTAGTTTTTATAACCGCATTCTGTGTTATATTATCTTTATAAACGATAATTTTTAAAGTATCCCCATCGGTAATTTGTATTTTTGGAACATTATCGCCTAAATAATTATTATTAATAAAAACCGAATAACTTGACGCGCAAGATACCCCTTGACTAAATGTTCCACCAGTCGCATTACTAAAAGATGGTAAAGTTGAGGATTTAACACATATATTACCCGAACCACCAATGTTTGTTGATATTGTGGTTGTCGTACCACTACAATTAATATAAGTTAAAGTATTATTTGTTATTGATGAATAAGTTGCTTGATAACAATTAATTAAATTAGTGGTTTCGTTAATCGTTACATCTGCCGTATATCTGAAAACCTCATTAAGTTGGGTAACACCTGATACAAATAATAAATCTAAATCAAAACTGTCAGGTCTTGGAGGTTCTATTTTTACCCTACGATTTGACTTTTTTGTTTCAAATTCAAATAATGTTATCTGTCTACTAATTGCTGGTGACACTTGAAATTCTTCCTCGTCAATTAATAGTCCCTTTAATGTTATCTTATAACTTTGTATATAATACTTTCTTTTTTCAATGTCCTTTACCGATTCGTCCGTTGGATCCTCTAATGTAATCGGCATATAATGTCCTTTAATTTGTGTGTAAGCTTGTTTTGATGTGAATTTTTGCATCATAATTTTATTAAACTCATTTACCTCTCTCATCCTATTACAAAAGATTTTAATAGTATAGGTAATATCTACAGGAACAGGTTGTGGTATTGTATATACATCCGCACCTTTTCTTTGACCATCCCACGTAGGAACCGTATAATAAAAAAATCGTAATCTTTCGGGTATGTTTGCCGCACCTCCTTGAAATTTTCCGTATTTAACTTCGGGTTGTCTAACGGTAATAATAAAAGGTAGTGATACGTTTTTATCTAAGTCTTGAAAATCCCAAGTCTCCGTAAATTGTGACCACCCCTGCGTTGTTATGATTTTATCCACAGTGGGAACCAATTTTCCATCAACAACCAATTTAATATCATTTTTAACAAAATCTAATATACCTCTATCCATATCAGCGTGCAACACACCTTTAGGTAGGTACGTCCCATCATTAGTGATGTCGTCCAACATTTCTTGTCTTCTTTCAACCCCAACCTTTTGAGGAATAAGGGGTAAATGTTTTTTAATCTTTTTTGGTAATGCCATTTTTATAATCCGTTAAATTCATCGTTTGTTACTGGCGACGCAATTATTGTTCTATAATATTTTTTATATCCACCGTAAGCGTGTTTATTATCTGAAGTAACCCTACCGTCGTTAACTACGGTATAATATCTAACCCTATCTTCGGTTTCATAATAAGCCAAATAATCTCCTGAAGAAATATCAATCACCAATTGATCTAAGTATGTTTGATAAACACTAAAGGTCATATTCCCCGGCTCAATCTGTGATAATTTAGAAGAACCAAGATCTGAGTTTGTTGGAGCATCAATTTTAACCAAACCTTTTATTTCTATCGGTGTTAAAAACTGTATACCACTACTTAACGCTTCTCCATATACGTCATCAGTGTTGGTCTTTTGTCTGTCCACTCTGTATAATACGACAGTAAAATTCATATCACCTAACTGCCATTCCATGCCCATCTCAATTTCTAAATTGAAATCTTCTTCAGAAAAAAACTTGTTTAACCTTGTAATCGGGACCTTATTCTGTGCCATATCTATAAATACATTGATTGATTATTTATTATTGTTTACTATTTTTATTTATATTATTATGGAAGAATTAATTTCAAGAACGCCCGAAACACGGTCACTTCAATTACTTGACGAATATGAAGGATCAAATAACTACATCTTAAATTTAAAACACAAAAAACAAAATAGTAAATCGTTTACACCTACCAGGTCTCAAGCGGAGTACATTATAAATTTTCACGGTCGTACACCAAAGGTTGCAAAAAAATGGGTCAAACTCGATTCGTATTTTGGTAAAAAAATGATGGAAGAAAAAATGTATACCAAAGAACCAACAGAGATTTATGTTGAGAAACTTTTGGTTGAGAAAGATAAATCATACCATATATGGGGTAAGATATTTAGTGGTGAAACTGTTCACGATTTTTGGATACCAAAAACTGCTATCATTAAAGACAATGAAGTTAAAAATATTGTTGTCGATTATACAAAATACGACTCAAGACCACCAATGAATCACCAAAAAGAGGCGATTCAAAAGTTAGTAGGTAATAAAAAGTTTATTTTGGCGGACGATATGGGTTTGGCAAAAACAGGTTCATCAGTAATAGCTTCATTAGAATCAGGAGCAAAAAAGATTTTAGTAATTTGTCCCGCATCATTAAAAATAAATTGGCAAAGAGAGATTAACATATATAGTAACCGTAGTGTTTATATTGCTGAAGGTAAAAAAATAGAAACTAATCACGATTATGTGATTGTTAATTATGATATTTTAAAAAACTTCCATGACATAAAAAATAAAGAAAATTCTGATATTTTAAAAGCCAATTTTGATCTTTTAATTGCTGACGAATGTTTTTCTTACGACACTAAAATAACAACAAATAAGGGTGAAATCAAAATTGGTGATATTGTTGAAAAAAATTTAGATGTGGACGTTTTGTCTTATAATCATGAAACAAAAAAAACCGAATACAAAAAAATATTTAGAAAATTATCTAAAAAAACAGACACTATACTTCAAATTAAATTACGCAACGGAGTATTTATAGAGTGCACACCAAACCATAAAATATATGTAAAAGATAAAGGTTATGTTAGATCAGATAAAATCAAATCAAACGACTACGTGTTTGAACTGTCAAAAATTATTAACAAAAAAACAAATAACGAAAAAAACTCAAACTTGTTCAAAATCTTGCAGCACAACATACAGATACAAAAAAAATCCACCACAAAAAAAAGAAATAGAATTAAAACATCAAAAAGAATGTTTAAATTGTGGAGAAATAATGAAATTTCAAACACAATCACAAATGAAAAAACAAATTTGTTGTTCAATAAGTTGCGCAAGCAAAATGAAATGGAAGAGTGTAGAAACAAGACAGAAGTGGAAAAATTCTATGAAAAAACACAATATGTCAGAAAAAATGAAAGAAGTGCACAGGAACAATCCAAATATAAGACTGAAATCATCGGAAAGGATGAAAAAAAACAACCCAATGTTCAATTTGGAGTCATTGGAAAAAATGAAAAAATCTTTAAAGGGAAAAACTTTTTTATCAAGAGGGGGGAACGGGAAATTAACGAAACAACAAAAAAAATTATACGAATCTTTAGGTCAGGGTTGGGAAATGGAGTATACTATTTTAACAAAGGGTTATATTGGAAATCAAAAAAGTTTACCAAATCACTACAACGTAGATATTGCCAATTCAAAACTGATGTTGATTATAGAAATAGATGGGAAAAGTCACAAACTGAAAAAATGGAAATTTATAGACAAAAGGAAAACAGAAATATTGACTTCATTAGGGTGGAAAGTGTTGAGGTTTTGGAACGAGGAAATAGACAACAACATAATGGGATGTGTAGAAAAAATACAAATGTGTATGATTTAGAAATTGTGGATAATCACAATTATTTCGCAAATGGTATTTTAGTTAGTAATTGCCATGTTGTAAGTAACCCCCAAGCACAAAGAACAAAAATTGTTAATGATCTATGTGATAAAATTGATAGGGTTTGGTTATTGACGGGAACACCAATGACCTCAAGACCGATGAACTATTTTAATCTTTTGAGTTTAGTTGAGAGTCCTGTTGCATCAAATTGGATGGCTTATGCAAAAAGATACTGCAACGGATTTCAATTTAGTGTTGGTAAAAGAAAAATTTGGAACGTTACTGGAGCATCAAACTTAGATGAGTTAAGGGAACGAACACAATCACACATTCTTAGGAGACTAAAAGAAGACGTTTTAGATTTACCCGATAAAATTATTACACCCGTTTATTTAAGATTAAAGTCTAAAGACTATGAAGAACTTATGGGTGAATACTATGATTGGTACGACAAAAACCCTGATGAATCCGGATCATTGACCATCCAATTTGGTAAATTGATGAAGGTTAGAAAAGTTATTGCCGAAGAAAAAGTTAAAAATACTATTGAGTTGGCTGAGAACATTATTGAGCAAGGAAAAAAAGTTATCATATTTACAAACTTTACAGATACATTACGTGCTATTTATAACCATTTTGGAAAAAGTGCGGTTTATTTAGATGGGTCTTGTTCAAAACCTCATCGACAAAAATCTGTGGATGATTTTCAAGAGAATGATAAAATTAAAGTGTTTGTTGGAAACTTAAAGGCTGCGGGTGTTGGTATTACTTTAACATCGGCTGAAGCGGTTATTATGAATGATTTGTCGTTTGTGCCGGCAGAACACGCACAGGCAGAAGACCGATCACATAGAATAGGTCAAAAAAATTCAACATCAGTTTACTATCCCCTTTTTGAAAATACTATAGAGGGTGCGATCTACAACATCTTAAATAGAAAGAAAAAAATTATATCCACAGTTATGGGAGATGACCTGTTATTGGACGACGCATCTTCAATAGAAGAAATGTTAAAAATAATTTCTAATGGTAGGTGATATTTATAAACAATGGAAGTGAATACTAAATATAACGGAGACACCACAAAAGAACAAAAAGACTTAATTAATAAATTTGTTGAGTTTTTAAAAAAAGAACTACCACTTAAAGATGATGTGGAAATTGATTTTTTAAATCAGAGAACAGGAAAAATGACTACCGGTAGTAGAACCGACACTCATCGTTTAAAAATATTAGTTAAAGACAGATTAAATAGGGACATATTAAAAACCTTATCTCACGAATGGCATCACGAATACCAAAGAACGGTTTTAAAAAGAAAAAAAGGCCCGAATATCGGGGGTAAAAACGAAGACGAAGCAAATGCGAAGGCCGGTGAGTTAATGAAAAAATTTGAACAAAAAAACAAAGAGAAAATAAAATCTGTTTACAAACCATTTCAAAATAAGATCAATGAATTGGAGATTAAATTAAATGAAGATTTAATTTCACATAAAAATATTATTTCAGAAATAAAAAGTATAAGTGTTGAAAAATTACCTTACGATTATAACTCTGTAGAGGGGTTTATAGATTCAGAAACAATGAAAACTCACTACACAAAACATTATAAGGGGTATGTTGAGAAATTAAATATAGAGTTAGAAAAGGTTAAAGGTCCTGATTTGGATATTGAGTCAATCATTAAAAAAATATCTAAATTTAATGATAAAGTTAAAAATAATGGTGGTGGGGCATTTAATCACGCATTATTTTGGAAAATGTTATCCCCAACGAAACAAGAAATAAAAGACCCAATCAAAAGTAAAATAGAAAAAACTTTTGGTTCTATAGATAAATTTAAAGAGAAATTTGAAGAGGAAGCAAAATCCCGTTTTGGTTCCGGTTGGGTTTGGTTAATATTAACAAAAAATAATACTTTAAAAATAGTCACCACACCAAATCAAGATAACCCTCTGATGAATACTGAAAAAATACTGGGGTACCCCATATTGGGTTTAGATGTTTGGGAACACGCTTATTACCTAAAATATAAAAACCAAAGAGACAAATACGTTAAAAACTTTTGGAAGGTTGTTAATTGGTCGTTTGTAAATGATTTATACACAACCCAAATAGAAAGAAACAAATCAAAATAATAAGATATTTATATAAAAATATATCTTATGGCCACATCAATTATTCAAGAACCAGATAGAGGTAAACTCTATAAAAGAATTAGAAATCTTTTGGGGGCTCCGTTGAGGGGTGTTGAACTAGAGGATGAAATGATGGATTCTTTATTGGAATTATCTATTCAAGATTATTCCCAACACGTTAATGATTGGTTGATTGAAAGCCAATGGTCGTCTTTGTACGGTTTAAATTTAGATGAACAATCTGTAACACGGGCGTTTACAACAAGAAGTTTGGATTGGGAAACGCAATACACTTATTCATACTCTAAAATTGTAGGGTTACAAGCCGGAGGAGATTACGTTTTAAAGAAAGATTATATAGACTTAATACATAATCAACAAATTTATGAAATTCCTGCGGGTAGGGAACTTAACGAATTGTTATGGTTCTCAAGATCAGAATTGGATGCAGCATATTTTGACCCGTTTATGGGTGGGTTTGGTGGATTTGGTGGAATTGGTCTTGGTGGTGGTGCTGGTTTTTCTCAAATGGGAACAACAGGAAATTATTTTATAACGCCAGCATTTGATATATTATTAAGGATGCAAGACATCAATATTAAACGAAGAATTATTACGGGAGAATTAACGTATAGGGTTACCGCATTACCTGAAGGTAAAAAAGCGTTACATTTAATGAATGTTCCTGGTGGGAAATTTGATTTTGGAAATATCAAATATCAAGGATATCGAGTATGGTATTGGTATTACGATACTTTCGATAGAGAAGATTGTTTAAAGAAAAACCCCGATATTGTAAGATTGCCGTCAGACGTTCCTATTGATGAGACCCGTTGGGATGAGTTAAATTCACCCGCACAGACTTGGGTTCGTAGATGGTTTACCGCTTATTGTAAAGAAACTTTAGCGAGAGTTAGAGGAAAATATAGTGGTAATTTAAAAACACCTGATACTGAAATTACATTAGAGTATACGACCTTACAATCCGAAGCGAAAGATGAAAAAACTATGTTGTGGGAAGAACTTAAAACAAGACTTGAAAGGTTAAGACCAGAAAAACAGTGGGAAATTAAAGGTGCTATGGCTGAAAATATGAATAAATCATTAAAATACAGACCATTTACAAGTCCATACAATGTGATATAATTTTTTATGGCAGTTTTTAAATCAATTCCATCCAAAAGAATTATAAATGGTAACATTATTGAGACTTCTGACTCAGCTATTGTAACCAATAAAAACTATACTACTAATGGTGAGTATGTTATTGTTACCAAAGGTGTTGATCTTTGTGTCATATCTTTAGACCACACAAACACGGATCACGTAGTTATAAAATCATTAACAAACACTTTAGTAAAATCCGATACACTGATAGATGAAGAGTTTAGTGAGGTTGAACTAACTAAAGGTTCCTGTGTTGAATTTAAGTATATCGGAAATAACTGGTATATCCTTTCGTCCGATGGTTTAAAAGGGTCTTAATCATAAATTAAAGACATTAAATCACCATCCTCATCAAATTCGTAGGTATTATTATCGTCTACCGTAACCTTTAATAGTGTTTTAGTCATTAGTTGTTTATTTTTATCTATATATTTTTTATCAACAAGTTCAATAGTATTATCTATGTACATATAATAAGGATCAATCCCAACACTTTTCCAAAACAATAATTCCATATCTGAAATTGTTAGTAGTTCATCTATATTGTCTTGGTCTTTTTCTTTCATTGGGTATCCCCTACCTAATTCTGTTTGTGACTTGGTAAAGATTGGTTGATATATTGGGTTCTCAATTAAGATGTCTTTTCTAATGTCAGGGTTATATACCACAAGTAAGGGTTCAATTCTTTTATTAAATGCCGCTAACGCTCTTGCTACGTTATAATCACCTAATAAGTCAGGGTTATTTTCTATTTCCTTTTCATCAATTAAATAACAATTAAGTTGTATTACCGAATCTGTACTAGCAAGTCTATACGCGACATCGGTTGGTACACCGGTATTAGCTTCTTTATTTTTAGAGTTACTACGTACCCAGTTATCTTCTGACCAAGATTTTTCCCAACCATTATCAAGTAGGAATTTTTCTTTTTCCTTGTATGAACCTTTAATTGTTGTAGAATCCGAGAAAAATAATTCCACTTGTTCATCATTCCATCCAGCTTTTGGTTTATTAACCTTTTGAACATCACCGTGTGATTTTTTTACACCGTTATTAACGTAATAGATGGTATCACCTAAACCTGGTTTTTTACCAGCATTCATTAAAAGTTCCATATGAGCCTGTCTTGACATTAAACTACCCGAAATTGTTTTTTTTGTGATATGTACTTTATAATCGTCAATTGATTGTTTAACACGAGCCTTGTTTGCCATTTTTGCTAAAGGTATTTCTTTGTTGTAAATTTTACTTACATACTCATAATAGAAATCCAAAAACTCACCACCCTTACCATCAAGTAACATTCTTAACCCTTTATCTAAAAATTCTGCAACATATGTTTGAAGTTTTTTAGATTTAATTGAGTTACCCGTAAGTTTAACTTTACCTTTATCTGTGAGTAATGCGTAGTTCTTACGAGCCACGTTAATGGTTGCTGGCCATACACCATCAATATCAAGACCCATCTCATTTCTCATAAATAGATCATTGTATTCTGCAACATCAGCCTCAGCGCCTACGTAGGTTTCACCCGCTTTAACTAAACCATTAAGACCTTTACCTACATAAGTGTAATCTTCTCTATCTTGTGGAGTCTCAAAGTTGACCCCATCCGTGTCAAGAACCAAAGGAACATACCCTCTACCCATAAAATACATAATCATCTGTCGTAAATACTGTCTTCCTGTACACGTAATCTGCTCTCCCATGTCAATATCTCCCCACGGAAATACGTGAGGTGCTGAGAGAGATCCAAAGAATGCGTTGATGAAGATTTTAATTGGTAATTGTTTCCTGTCATATGAGACTGAAAGTTTCGGATCCGTTTTTTTAAATTCACTTGCTAAGTTTTTATATTTTATACGAGTATCTCTAAAGTACTTTAACATACTTTTCATTGCTCCTGTTACATCACAAGATGGAAATACGTCGTGAACTAACTGAATGGAGGGGTATAGTGACGAGTAGTCAAGTTTTAATACCTTCCTTGAGTAACCAACCTGAACCAAACGAGAAAGACCTCCTGTAAATTTTCTTTTCTCTTTCTTTTTAGGTAGTGCTAAATTGTTTTTATAAGACCACGAACACATAATCATTTTCCATAATGTTGCAGTACCCATCGTTGAGAGTCGTTCATAGGTGGTTGGTACCAATTTGGAAAGTAAGAAGTTTGCTTGGTTGAATTGTTCATCAACAATCATTGTTTCATAAAGGTCATCATCAAGGTAGTCCTCAATAATTTTTGAACCGTTAGTTTTTATATATACATCAGTTCTCCTTGAACAAACTTCATCTATCTTTTCGTTGACACCTATCTTTTTATAGTTACCGTTTTCTTTATTCATCCAATAGTCCTCATTGTCAAAATAAATCTTTCCGATTTTATCCCCCTCAACATAAACACGATTTTCTTTTTCTGCCTCAATAAACTTAGTAATATACTTTAAAGACCAACTCTTAATGTCAGAGTTAATTGCTTGTGCTCTACGAACCGCATGAGCAATATCCACAATATTATACCCCCACATTTGAGTTTGAACGTAAGGTTCCATCTCATTTGCTAATTTTAGAATACCGTCTTTTTGTTTTAGTGAGTAGTCGGGGTTTAAAGTTTTGGATATTTTTTTAATGTTTAACTTTAAAATCTCTGCACGTTTTAAAATAAACGGAAAGTCAAAGAACGCCGAGTTATACCCACCAATAAGAGAAGGTTTTAATTCGTCTATAGTTTTAAAGAACTCAATAATCATTTGTCGTTCTTCATCTTCGTTTTGTGCCGATAATAATTTTAGAAATCCACGGTTGTCTTTCATTCCAATCAAGAACATTTTACTTGTCTTGGGATCTAAACCTGTGGTCTCGATATCAAATACAAACCTGTGGATTTCGTCGTATTCATCAAACCCTTTGAATAACCTTTTACTTTTTTGGATTAAGTATTGTTCTACAGGTGATAATATTGTTATGCAGTCGGAATTATCTCTTCCCCAAGGATCAAGACCACCACCCTTAAAAAAGTTCACAAGGTTTGAATATGATTTTGTTGTTTTGACCAAGAAAGTCAATCCATTTTTTAATCTTTCGTCTCCGCGATCTTCTAATTTTTCTATTATAATGCCGTTTTCAGACATCGCCTTTTTTTGAAAGTCTTTATTACCTTTATAAAAGTTTTTTGTTCTAAGGTCACCAACCCAAGCAAATGGGATGAATGTATCCATTCTCAAAAGTTTTCCTTTGATTGGATCTTGTATTACCTTGAAAATTTTATCTGATTTGTAATCGTATTCTAATGCGACAATATATTTCTCGTCGTCTTCGCCGTGTAAAAAGCGCTCAATTTCTTCTTGTGGAACCATATGTGTATTTTTAAGTTTGGGTTATTATACTCACAAAAAATATTGTGATTTCCCTTTCTTAATAAATAATGGTTAAATGGTGAAATGTCAAATGATGTTGATGTATAAATTTGAAACTATTGGTGCGATCAACTCTCCGTTTTCTAATATAATTGAAAATTCTCCAATAAATCTTCCTTTTTTATTTGTGTCTCTTGCCGACCATTTGTAATAGATATAATATTCTCTGTCTGAGTCCGGATTTGTCCTATCTTTTTCTGTAAGATATGCCGGTTGCATAAATATTTTTTGAATGCCGTTGTCTTCACTTTTCATCGAGAATCGGATGTTTGCGTTATCCAAAATCTCATAAAAGTTTTTCCAAGAGTCGGTTCTTCCGTCTCTGATAACATCCATTTTTAAAATTGGCAAACTTGTATTTTGTTTTATAAAAAATTCCATATTAGATAAATATTTTAATATTAAGTAAAATAAACATTATTACAAGTTACACTTGGAGATGTACAACCACCTATGGCAGTCCCTATTGATTGTACTAACGTTGTATTATATGGTGGTGTTGTTGATATTGAAAACAATTTACCTGAAGAAGATCCGTCAACAATATATAAAGTATTATTTTGCGTAAATATACCATATGGTTCTGAAGTTGCTGAATAAATATTTATATCAAACTCTAATGCTCCTGTAGTGTAATTATATTGAGTTATCCATGCATTCATAGAATTATCATTATACGTAACAATTAATTTATCGTTAGTTGTATATATCATATCGCCAGAAACAAACCTATTTGGTAAAATTGACGTTATAGCGGTATACGTCGCTGCGGTCGTTGATATGTCTATTTTAATTAGGGTATTACCCGAACTACTTATTAATGTTGTATTATCTTTAGCTGTTAATCCTGCACCTAAATAGGTTGGTGTAGTTATTGTTCTGACCGCTGTACCACTAAAAGGACAAGGGGTATAATCATACTCTATGATTTTTTTACCTAAATTATTATATGCCCATATTTTGTTAGATGTTGATGCGATATCAAACAAACCAAAATTAATTTGAGGACTAAATGAGGTACTAATATTGGTTAGGGTATTTGCCGTAGTATTATAAAAATAAACCGAACTGTTTGATGGTCCGTTCATTATTACGGTACATCCAGTAAAACATGCCGGTTCCGGTGTCGGTATCGGAGTTAAACAGTTCGGACACCAAAAATTAAGTAAATTAAACTTATCTTCCAATATTCTAAAATTATGTTGTATTTGTGGTGAACTTAAAGGTTCGGTATACATTCTAAATTGTGATATACCACCCATAAATGTTCCACCAAAATTCTGTTCTAATAAAATATTTGTTGAAAGTCCTGACAAGGTGGTTGCACTTAATATGTTATTTGGAAATAATTCCGGATCTTGCCTGTACGGTCCGAATGGGGTTGAGCATCCAGAGAAAATTAAATGGTCGTGTAATCCTTGAGTACCCCCTCCGAATGATATGTTAAAAGGAACACCAACTTGTTTTTCTTTTTCCGTATTTAATTCTCTCGGAATTATTTCTTCAAAATCCTCTATAACTAAAAACAAATATCCGTTAACATATAATTTTAATGTACCTAATCTGTAATTTAATTCGTCAAACCATTTTTTATCAAACCTAACTTTATAAACTTTTGGTTCGGCAGTTGATCCTGAATGTGTTTCAGGTGGTCCGATTAATTTATAAGATTGACCATCTATTGATGATTGGGTTGTAACTACCCTTAAATCGTTAAGTCCTCCTAAATTTCCTAAGTCACAATCTTCTAGATTTCGGTATCTCTCAAACACGGCACTAATCATAACCCACCTTTCGTTAGTTGTGCCGGTACATTCTACGTTACATATATCATATATTGGTTGGGATATTACTTCGGTTATTGTGTATCCCGTTTGAAAAGTTAACCCCGTTGTTCCACAACTCCCTGTGGTTACACAGTCTCCAGTTATTTTTAAATATTTTACAGCAATACTTGGATTTGATGCGCACCCATCAAACCTTAACGATATCGCACTTGATAGAACGTCAAATTTTGGGTCTGTTTCAGGTAATGGTACAATTTCTGTACTCGCACAACCACAATTACACCCTATATTATGTACAGTGGTTGATCCACTAATAGGATAAACGTGTATACAATTTGCGTTTGTTACTCCCGTATCTGAACAAGCGCACGACTCAACACAGGATAATTTATTTGTTACTCTTGTATATCCTGAATTAGACTGAGGAGAACCTGCCGCGTTATGGTAATATTTATTTTCCGCTCTCGTACCAAAATAAAAGAAAGTTCCAGCATTTGATGGGTATTTGTCATTTAAATATTCCTCAATTGGTGTGAATGGCACATATTCGTTGGTGACTCTTGGTTTTAACATCATCTCAACAGACCACCCCTTATTTACTCTTTCGGGAAATACTTCATAGTCATATCCATTTAATTTATAAAATCCTTGGTAGAACCCACCATATAATTCTTGATAATACCCAATAGTGTTTGCACTTTTTGATACGATATTATATAATGTATTTTTTGGTCTACCCGAAAAAACAACATTAGGTAATTGGGTATATCCCGTTACTGGGTGCATTTTAAATCTACTATCTCTATAATGTGGGTGAAACTTGTAGGTATTAGATATACCTTTAATATAGTATAAAGTTCCTCCTGACATTTTTGTAAACAACCCATTATCGGTAGCAACAAGACCAACGTCACAAATTCCCGTGTACGCTGTATAACAAGTAAAATTTGTATTGTTTGGATTATAATAATTTTTTGAAACAAATGTATTCCCTGAAATATATTTACCGTAATTCAATGTTGGTTGTATGGTTGTTCCTGTATTGTTTAAATCGATAAATATTGGTAATCTGTTTCCGTCGTCCTCTCCAATTAATTTGGTTGAGAACACAACCTCTTCGTCGTAACTTCTTTCATCCAAAGATAAAGTTAGATCAAAATATTGACCGTAATTCATCTTCATTGAATATTTTGGGTAATAATACGAATTTATATTTTGACTTGGCATTCTTTTTTATGATAAATACTTTAGTTGATGTATTTATAGGTAAAAGCCTGAATGAAAACTTATAAATATTCAACAAAGGAGAGAGCTGAAAGAGTCGCAAAGACTTTAGGGTGTAGTGGATGTCATTCACACGATGAGGATGGTAAAAAAATATATATGCCGTGTAAGGATATGAAAACCTTTAAAGAAAAAACAAAAAAAGAAACTAAAGGGAAAGAACAAGAAGTTACCGAGTTGGTGGACGATGACGGAACTTGGTTAAGTTCAAATTTACCTATTATTGATCCGGCAAGTGCGGGTGTTGGAACAAAAACAACCGACCAAATAGTTCAGATGTCTAGAATGCCAAGAGATCCACTTTTAAGGGGGTGGTATGGTTATTACGGTGAGTCAGAATTAAAAGAAACGGATATGTCAGACGCATTTGGATATGAGGACACTTTATTTATGGATTACGATGAAACGGTTAACCACTTTCAAAAAAAATTAGGGTTGGATAAAGATTCAGCAATTGAAAGAACAATACAACAAGGGAAAAAACCAAACTTACATAAAAAAACACCAAAAAAAATTAGTAAGTTAAAAAATTATATTGATAGGTTAATTTTAAAAGAAAAAGAAATTGATGAATCTGAAATCGCAGAAGATATTTTAGTAGATAAAACTAAAAGTAATTTTTTAAATAAAAAGGAAGAGAATGATGTTGATAAAATTATTTTAAAAAACATAACGTCTTTAAAGAAAATGGCCCGAAGTCAAGGAATAACAACACAACAACTTATAAGATTAATTAGTCGTGAACAGTAATTTATATAATAGAAAGGCAAAATTGCCAAGTGATCTTATTAAACATTTAAAAAAAAATGCTAGTTCTGTTAGTGCGGATTCAAACACAGAAGGGTTTAATCGGAATCAAGATTTGGTAGATGGTGGAATTGTTACATACCAACAAATAAAACGTATAAAGAGTTGGTTTGACGATTATAACGGTAATAAAGAAGACGCACCCTTTATATTAAATGGTGGTGATAGAATGAAGTCTTGGTGTGATGAGGTGTTGAGAGTTTGGAGAAGTGGTGATTCATCAAGTAAGGAACATAAATCGGGTACCGGAATGCAAAATCAATATTTGGATTCTCACGAAAAAAACAGTTTTAATTTGGCGGATACCCACACAACAACCGCAGACAATTTAAAAGTTAACTCAGTTACTGAGGAAGTAAAAAGAATAAATAAACTAATAAACATTATTAAATAAGATGCCAGTACAATCAGATAAATTAGATTTTTCACAACCTGACAATGCGTTGTCTAAAATTGCTGAAGAACAAAGAAAAAAATTATTTCCAAGAAATGATTTTAAACCTACAGACCAATACTCAACGGTTCATCCCGATGCTATCGCAAATGGTGATAAGATCGGTAGGGGTACCGGTGGGGATCTAGATGTCTATAATCAAAAAGCCGGTACTTCTACCGATATTTTTGAAAGAAAAGACGATTTAAAAGTAAACAAATACTCAACAAATAACCCATACTATAACGTTAAATGAAACTACTTAATAGTTTAAAAAATATTGTATCAGAAGCCGCAGCGTTAGGTGATGTCCAAGACTCCATTAAAAAGAAAAATGTTATTATCATTTATTATGATGGTAATGATAATGGTGGTAAGGGGTATAGAACGATTGAACCTGTATGTTTAGGGTACAGTAAAAAAGGTAATTTAGTTTTAAGGGCTTGGGAGACTGAGGGGTCTTCTTGGTCAGAAAAAAACAAGGGAAATTTTTTACCAGGATGGAGACTTTTTAGGTTAGATAAAATCTTTACTTATAAACCAACGATGGATAACTTTGTTGATGTAAGACCTAAATATAATCCTAACGGTGATAAATCGATGGAAAGGGTATTAATAAACGCAAAATTTAATAATTTAGAAAATATCGCATAATATGGGAGCAGCAGAAGATTTAATGCAAAGACTTGCAGTATCAAAAAAAATAATGGAGAGAACCGAACAAATAAAATCGGGAGATATCGATAGTAGACGATATAATATACCAACGGTTCAAGATTTTGAACCTGTTCAGGCAAAATATAACGTACCCGAAGAGTTTTTATCAGAATCAACAATACAAAGACCGTCACACGATCCAACAAAACCATTAGATAATGATAGGGTTTTAAACTCAAAATTACCCGATGAGATAAAAAGACTTATGATCGAACAACCAATCGTCCAACCAACAAGTGTTGGTGGATCGGCAAGTATCTCGGAAGAAGTAATACAAGGAGCACAGAGACTAATGAATATGGATAAAAATAAAATTACTGATTTTCCTAAAAGTAAGGTATCCGAAAATTCAAATATAAACACACAAGCATCAAATTCAAATAATGTTAATGTTAATGAGATTAAAACTATGTTACGTGACATAGTTAGAGATACCGTTAGGGATGTTATTAGAGAGGAATTAAAAGAGGCTGGTATGTTGGTTGAATCAACGACTAATTCTAACGACACCATTCAGTTTAAAGTTGGTCAACATTTATTTATTGGTAAAGTCACTAAGGTTAAAAAATTAGAAAAATAAAAAACAT